CATCGGTAGCAATGCGTTTCAGAGTTGCTCTGCGCTCACAACAGCAGATTTCCCTGCGGTTACGAGTATCGGTAACAGCGCATTCCAAAGTTGTTCTTCCCTCGCCACAGCAGATTTCCCTGCGGTTACGAGTATCGGTAGCTATGCGTTCAGCACTTGCTCTAAACTCACTACAGTAAACTTCCCTGTAGTCACGAGCATCGGTAGCAATGCGTTTCAGAGTTGCTCTGCGCTCACTACAGTAAACATGCCGAGGGTTACGAGTATCGGTAGCAATGCATTCCAAGATTGCTCTAAACTAACTACAGCAGATTTCACTGTAGCTATGAGTATCGGTAGCCGTGCATTCTACAATTGCGCCGCACTCACCGCAGTAATTCTACGTAAGAATCAGGTGGTAACTCTGGATGATGCTAACGCGTTCGGTGGTACTAATAGCGCAATCATCTATGTCCCTGATGACTTAGTAGATAGTTATAAAGCTGACGCTAACTGGTCTTCTCTTGCTTCCCGCATTAAGGGCATCAGCGAACAACCCATTTATCAACTTTCTTCACCCACAGCATTTGATGGAACCAGCACTTTTATTGATACTGGGCTTCAACTTATGGGTGAAAATAAGGAAAGCATTACAATTGCTTTTGATTGCTTAGATAAATCTAATAATACACAAGAGGCCATTCTTCATTGTATGCATGAGGAAGATCCGTGGCCAGGAATTGCGATTCAAACAAATTATGGATACTATAGTGTAGATGTAAACTCTACATCAACGGGATGCAATTCCTCTATTCCTGGATCTTATAGTGCAAAGGAAATGCAACTTAAAGTCGTAGTACGGATTGACTTCTCTAGCCAGAGTATGAATGTTATGTATAAAGTTAACGATGGCATAATGCAAGGAGATGAAAAACAACTTCCTGCCGACATCAACGAGACAGTCATTACTGAAACCGCTTTAATTGGATGCTATCAAAATACTGCAGGAACTAAAGATCGTTATTGGAAAGGAACCATGTATGACTTTAGAATATGTGATTACTACTGGTCACAGGAAGAGACCAGAGAGTATTTGCAATAATATAGATAATAGATAAGTAAAACGTCACAATACACGCCCTTGTAATCAATTAGGTTACAAGGGTTTAAATTTTGACATTTTTACCCATTTATGCTATTCTATATATAGAAAAAGAGGTAAAAAATGAAAACAGTTACTCATTCTGACATCCAAAAAATAAATCGTCTTTATCTTCAACTAAAGACTTACGCCGCAGTTTCGCGCGCAACTGGCTTCGCGCCAACGACGGTAAAAAAGTACATTATTCCAAATTTTGTAGAGGTTGATGAATCTTCCACTAAAAAGTTCGAGGGGCCGCTCCCTGAGTTTAACCCGTCTATTTTTAGAAAAGATGACTGGGGAGATTTGTGCGTACTCTCAGAAGAAGAAATAGAAGAAATAAAAGACTTATGGAAGGAGATGGAACTTTAATGGAGAAGTTTTTTTACTTAGACGAAAGTCCTTTTTATTTAAATAAATATGTTATTCGTCTCAACCATGATAAGTTTCTATTTCCTAATGGAACAATGGGTTCATTTAATGTGTTTATTTCGCGCGTTCTAAACCTCTCCTATGCGCAATATCTTCGTTATGCACGAGATAGACTCGGCGCGGAACTGATGGGGAAAAATACAAAGTACGTTGTCCCATATTTCCCTAAAACGAAAGAAGTTGATATGTTTCTTAAACTTTTAAATAAAAGAATGGAATATGTAATGAATGAAATAAAATACCCCTTTGATTATAAGGAGGATACAGAAGGAAATTTAGTAAGAATTCCTTTTAATTCAAACCAAAATGAAGATAACACCTAATATGATTGAAGAGAGATATGCACCAACTGAACTAGGTAAACTTATAAGAGAAAAGTACTCTTCTGGAGTCAAAGTTATTGACCTTTTAGACGAAGAACTTTCTTTATCTAGTTTGCATTTTATTAGAGATTCTTTTACATTAGATGATAAGGAGTTAAAGAAGTACTTCTTCCTTTGCGGCATAGACCTCGAATCAAAGTATGTCTATGATTCAGATAATGTAGAATCCAGTGCGCACGTGCTTAAATCAAGTAATATTATAGATAGTGACTATATATTTACTGGAACTGACATTTTAAATAGTTCTCAAGTTTATAATAGCTTGAATGTTAAAAATAGTTCCAATATAAATTATAGTAAAGATATAGTAGACTCATCCGAAATTTATAACTGCACGGATATTCGTGAAAGCAATAAAATATTAGATTCTCATAAGGTGTCTTGGTCTACTAATATTACTTTCTCTGAAGAAATTAGCGATAGTAGATTTATTTATAGATCTATTAACCTAATTGAATCCTTATTCTGCGGCTTTTGCAAAAACTCTCATCACTTACTTTTCTGTTCTGGCATAGAGAACGAATCATATATGATTTTTAATCAAAAAGTTGACCTCCAGACTTTTGAAAACTGGAAAGAAAACTTATATATGATACTTTCGTCCGAAAAAAGCGACTTTTTAAGTATTAATCAGAACCTATTCTTCGAAGATAGATTTAATATAAGTAGAAGGTTTGATGCGATTTTTGACGGATTAAGTCCAAAATTTTACGGAATGGTTGGAAATTTCCCGAACTACTCCGAAGATATTTTTTTACAGATTTTCTTTAAAAAATTTGAAAAAAACATAAAAAATTGATATACTTTTTATAGAAAATAAGAAATAAGAAATAGATTTAATGGGGTATGTATAAAATGAGATGGGTACATACTAAACTGGGAAGGGTGGCGCCCAGTTAATTTTATTGGCCCTGTCCTCGACGGTATTGAGGTCCTGTCTTATAAACAGGTACATAGAGTTCGACTCTCTAAGGGCCAACCAACTAAGTTAAAAGTTAAAAGAAGGGAGAATCCTATGCTTAATTCAAAGAATGAAAGAGAGCTGGCGTATGTTGTTACTATTGATGAAGTAACTTCTATTGAAGGATATGATCGTGTCGAGCTCGCTCATGTCGGAGGATGGACTGTCGTTGTAGGCAAGGGAGAATTCCATAAAGGAGATCCCGCGATTTATTTTGAGATTGATTCGAAGTTGCCGGAAGTAGAACCCTTTACTAATATGGAGTTCCTTGCGAAAAAAGGATATAAGATTAAAACTCAGAAGATGTGTAAGTCTATTTCACAAGGACTTCTTATGTCCGCTAGAAATTTCGGGTGGATTGCAGATCCAATTTCTAAAAGTATTTATAATGATCAAAAGAATGAAATTTATAGTATAGAGGATGAATCTCGTTTTCTGACTAAGCAGCTTGGTGTAACATACTATGTTGCAGAAGACAATATTCGAAAGTCTTCTTCTACTGCGGATAAATATAAATCTATGGCGCGCCGCCATAGCAAGCTGTTTTCTCATGGCCTCTTTAGATGGCTTATGAGGCGAGATTGGGGAAAGAAATTACTGTTTGTCTTCTTTGGTAAGAAGAAGGACAAAAAGAGTGACTGGCCCGTGTGGGTTGTAAAAACTGATGAAGAGCGCGTGCAGAATATGCCTTGGATTTTGGAAGACAAAGAGCCTTGGGTTGCAACTGAAAAAATTGATGGGACTTCTACTACTTTCACCCTGAAACGTGGGAAGTGGCCGCGCAAGGATGAATTTTATGTGTGCTCGCGCAATGTAGTGTTTGATAAGTCGGATAAAACCTGCTTTTATGATAATAACGTTTATCTTGAAATGGCAGAGAAGTATCATATCTTCGATAAAATGAAGCAGCTTCTGTATAATCAGTTTAGTGATTGTGAATGGATTACTATCCAAGGTGAAACCTATGGGCCTGGTGTTCAGAAGAGAGACTACCATGCCATTGAACATGCTTTTATGGCTTTCAACTTTATTACTTCTAAGGACGGCCGCTGGGGAACCGAGAAGATGGTTGAACTGCTCCAAGAGCAAATGGATATTCCTTGCGTGCCCGTACTGGATACTAATTTTATTATGCCCGACACAGTTGAAGAGTTGCTTGCCTACGCGACCGCTGAGTCTGTTTGTGATCATGATCTGCGGGAAGGAATTGTATTTAGGTCTAAAGATGGTAGTAAATCCTTTAAAGCTGTATCCAACGAATTTCTTATGAAGTATCATCAGTAACAGCTTCATAAAAATTGCTTTTTCCTTAAAACTTCTATATAATGTATATAGAAAGTGGAAATGAAAGGAGAACGAAGATGAGTTCTTATGTAAGTTTTTTCGTAAGAGTTAATGATACGTTTGCGCCCATTGGTAGTTGGTCTAGAAATTCAGAGATGTACCAGGCAATGCAGGACTGGTGTCCGTATGAAAAGATTCGCGCGTTTAGTTTTAATGATCTTATGAATGTAGTTAAAGAACTTGAGGATAAGGCCAATCGTATGAAGAAGGCGCGCGAAGCTGATGAAAAGCGTTGTCAGATGATCATGCAGGCAAATAACTCCGTTGAAGAAAAAATGGAAGCCGTCAATGAAATTGAATCTAACTATGAAGAGATGGATTCTTTTATTGAAGAGGTTCAGTTTGCGGCGGATACTCTTCGAGTTTTCTGCAATATGATCGATGATTTTAAATTTGCTGAGATTAAGTTCACGAATGATTATAATCATTATATTTATGCAGGAATTGAAGTCTGCGGAACGCTCGAAGAAGTAGTAGAATAGGCGTGGAATTATAAGTTATGATGACTTATGGTGAAATTATCGAGTTTGTGGATTCCATGATGAGGGAGAAGCCAGAAACTCATATGATACTGGTTAGAAGTAATGGTAAATACTTCGATTGGTATGTGCGCTGGTTAAGGGAAAAGCTGGAAGGAGAAGACAGTGAAAATAATAGTTCGATTTAAAACCGGTTTTGAGTTGCCTGTAACGTGTGATAAATTCAATATTACCAAAAACCCCTATACAGATGAAATAGGAAGATACGATATAGAGGGGACAAAAGATAACCTGCCGCTATTCTTCCGTTCAGAAGATATTGAATGTATTTATGGGGATGTGACTAGTGATGAGGCTGATTGATGCAGATGCACTGAAGGCGTGGTTTTTCAGGCCGTATTCCAACGAGGGGGTATATTCAAATACAGAAGTAGAAGAGGTAATAGATTCACAACCGACCATTGATGCAATTCCCACTGAGTGGATTGAAGAGTTGATAACCGCGCTGCGTATAGAAGGACCAGCGATGAATATACGGATTGTTGCAAGAGAGGGAAAAGAAGACGATGAGTGATCTGATTGACAGACAGGCGGCGATTGATGCGTTGAAGAATAGATGGAAGAAAACCAGAAATTACGAAGGCATCGGCGATGACATCGCCGAAGAATGCGAACTGTACTTGAAGCAAGTACCATCCGCACAGCCTGAAATCATAAGGTGTAAGGATTGTATATATCAAACGGAATCATGGAGTGGGATAAAATACTGTGAAGCGCATGGTGACCACATCGGGAAAGATTATGATTACTGCTCTAATGCGAGAAGGAGAAACAATGGATGACCTAATCAGCAGACAGGCGGCGATTGATGTCGTGCATAGAGCAATCTATGATTTTTTCGATATTTGTAGTGATGATGATGAGTCACCAATCACGTATAAAGACGAGAAGCTATTAGAGATCAACAAGGCTATAACGGCACAGATTTGTAAGTTGCCATCCGCACAGCCAGAAATTACACTAGAATCGGCTATTGACTATTTGCACAGTATCGGTTGGATGCAAGAGCATGACAGGATTCTGACTGAATCCGCACAGCCCGAGCGGAAGAGGGGGAAGTGGATTATGACACAAGCCACAGACGATAACGGAAATGCATATTATTCCTGCTCAGTGTGCGGAGCTGGCGAATGTCATGCGCCTATTGTAGAAGTGCCGTTTTGCTGGCACTGCGGTGCGAACATGGTGGAAGGAGAAGACAATGATTAACCTGAAACCATGCCCGTTTTGCGGGAGAGAAGCAGAACTTATTCACATCTCAAGATTTGGTAGTGACGGCAGTGTTATAGTGTGCAGAAGTTGCGAAGTGGAAGGCAAATGGTTTAGCGTAAGTTCAAGCTATGCATCCGATGAAAAAGCAATCGAAGCGTGGAACAGGTTGGTGAGTGATGAGTGACCTGATTGACAGACAGGCGGCGATTGAACTTGTGAAAGACGTATGCGATGCGATAATGAGCGGATGCAAACGCCATTATGATTCGGAAGTTGGAGACGAAGTATATGATGATATCCTTGAGGTTGATGCAATTCTGAGATGCAACAAAGGCATCAGGAATGCATTGCGAGATATGCCATCCGCACAGCCAGAAATTACACTAGAATCGGCTATTGACTATTTGCACAGTATCGGTTGGATGCAAGAGCATGACGGGATTCTGACTGAATCCGCACAGCCGGAAATCATACGGTGTAAGGACTGCAAGCATACGCTAAAAGAGAACAACGGAGCACTAGTCTGTTGTCTTACTAAAATGGTGGGAACTACCGATCCGAATTGGTTCTGCGCGGACGGGGAAAGGAAAGAACAATGAAACCGATAGTTGATCCGAGTATATTTTACTGGATGTCAGTCGCTGACGACGTGATATTTGTCGCAATTGCTGGAGCAGTTATCACAACCATAATAACGATCATCATCGCTACGTATATAGCCCTTGAAGCGTGTGATCTTGATGACTGCTGGAAAGAATTCAGAAAACGCAAGCGCTTTTTCGTGCCAATTATAATTATCGACGTTTTCCTGATTATTGTTGCCGTGTTTGTGCCGAGCAAGAACACGATTATCGAAATGATCGTCGCAAAGTCCGTCACGCCGGACGCGATCACGAACGGAGTGCAGTCCGTCAAAGAGATCGTCGATTATATCATTCAGAAGATCGCGGAACTGAAATAAACAAAGCTGGAGGAGCAGGATGAACTGTGCAAATTGTAAATACAACGATGGAAAAGTCTATACTTCTTTACCGCCGAAGTACAAATGCACTATCACAGATGAGTTTCATGAAGCATATGGTGATTGCAATGTGGATTTTGTTCCTGTTGTGCGGTGTAAGGACTGCAAGTGGCATGTACTGGAACAACCGGGGATGGTCTACTGTCCTGCAACCGTGTGTGGATGGGTAGAAGATGATTGGTTTTGCAAAGGTGGAGAAAGGAAAGACGATGAATAGAATGGTTGATGTTGATGAGTTCCTACACAACCTAACTCACTGGGTAGATGAGTACGGTTGGAGCCATAATAAAAACCAAGACTCATTTTCTCTTGAGGATATTAAGGACGCTATCGAGGGCGCGCTACAAAAGAAAGACGGCCGCGATCAAAAGAGAATTTAAATCCTTTAAAATTTTGATTTTTATCTAAAAATATAATATAATATATATAGAAAGTGAGAGAGATATGAAATATCTGTCCTACTTTAAACTAGTAAGTTAAATGCGGATGTGGCGGAACTGGCGAGACGCAAGGGACTTAAAATCCCTCGGCCTAGAGTCATGTGGGTTCGAATCCCACCATCCGCACCAACAACCTCCTGTCTGGCCTGCCAGACTTCCCTATAAGGTCGGTCAAGCGAACAGGTAAAAAAAAAGATATGACTGATTACCGACTCGTGGAGCTAAAAGCTGAGAAGCGGGCGGAGCTAAAGGCCATATTAGTCAGGGTTTTATCCATGAGGTTACCTAACACCAATAAAAGTTATAGAGAGTGAAAGCCAACCGCCAGGGAGGAAGATTACCTAATTTCTCGCTAGGCATATATAACCTAGAGAAGCCATAGTGGTTAAATGGATGGCGCGGAAAGTATCTATAACTTATTTAAATCCTATTGGTTCTGACATCAAACCATAGGTCTGAAGGAGCAGTTTTATACGATACATAGGTAGACTAACTATATAGATGATTATTAAGATTATAGAGGAACTCCTTTTCCTTTGCGCGTCTATCCGCTTAACTAGAATCTTATAATTATCGGAACTCTGATATAGAAATAACCGAGAAAGCCGATGGGAAAAGTCAATCTTCATATAAAGAAGAGAAGGTGGGTAGTGTGCGGCGACAGTCGTTAGCGCGTACAGAGTAGGCTGTATTGGGAAAATCTATATCAGAGGTTTTTATTAAAACGAATATCTTAAATTTGAAATTTTTCTAAATTTCCTATATAATGTATATAGAAAGTTGAGAAAGAAAAAGAAAACCGACCTGGCAAGTGCGTCGTTTCAGAAAGGTCGTTAAACACGGGGCTGGCGCAGCGTTAACACGGATTTAGCACTTAAACTACCACTGGCATAGGGATGCCGCCGCGAAAGCAATGCATATCCCTGAATTAACAGGTTGGCGGCTCACCTATGATATGTGGCTTAGCGGAAAAACGCTATAAAAGAAAGCGAAGTAAAGTGTGCCCTCCAGTTTGGCAGAGTTCGTCATGGAGATAAGTCTAAACTGCCACAATTACGTCCAAATATCCAGGCTTGTTTCTTAACAGCCCTCCTGGAGGCACGTAATCTAGTTGCCGAGTTTCTCTCAGCTCGGGGTAAAAAGTGGATTGAGAGGATGAGGAAAACCATCTTAGGAAACCCGTAGAGCCCTGATCAAGCTCAGGGGAACGTATTCCCCTTTTTATATTAACCTTTAGAAGTATAGAAATAAAATGAATGACGAAGTTTTAGAATTTATTGAGCGTCGATGGCGCGCGAACGATAGTAATTGGCTAAATGGAAATTGCTATTGGTTTGCATGGATTTTGAAAAGTCGCTTTCCAAAATTAGAGATTTTTTATCTTCCAGTAACTGGCCACTTTGTAGCAGGAGACACAGAGAAAAAAACTTATTACGATTGGAGCGGAAAAGTGGAAATTAAAGAGTCGTTTTATTCCTTAAATCTACTATTTCAAGAAGATCCTCTTCTCTATAATCGTCTTATGAGAGATTGTAGGAATTAAAATTTGAAAATGTAGGAAAATTATTATATACTATATATAGAAAGTGAAGCGCGGTGGAGCAGTGGGTAGCTCGTCTGGTTCATTGCCAGAAGGTCGTAAGTTCGAATCTTACCCGCGCGACCAAAGCCTTAACTAGCCGGCTTAGTAGGTAGGTCGTGGATAAGCGCCGAGTCGTGATTGGTGCTAGGATGAAAAGAATATGCCTCAGGGAGAAGGTTCGAATCCTTTTTTGCACGGAAGCACTTCTGCATATTCTCTCTCGGACGCGAGATAGTCCCGCTTAAAAATGGCCAATTTTAAGCGAATAGAACTTTTCAGCATAAGATTACGTGGGAACGAGTAAAAAGTCTACCAAAAGCCCTGACGATGGTACGTAACATCGTGGTCTAGTGAATAGTAGCTAGTATGCTGAATTTTATGGGCGGGGAAGTTCCTCGCCACCCTTTAGAGCCCAGTACGCCTAGGTACTTTTATAGTGCATGCGAACCACGCTGGGACTTTTTGGAGAGGTACTCAAGAGGCTAAAGAGGCGCGAGGGTTCAAATCCCTCTCTCTCCGCCAGTTATCCCTTACTTATAGTTTGGGACGTAAAAAGGCTTCGACTACTGGGCCGGTAACCAGTAGTCTTTTCATTAGTTTAGCTCGAATAAAATTTGATTTTTAAAAAATTTTTTGCTATACTAAATATAGAAAGTGAGGAAAGAACTAAAAGCTTTGACGCGTTCGAGGTATAGAACACTGGATAAAGTTACAAAAATCCCTTGACTTGGCGCCAGTCAACAATATGTAACCCGCAGCCGTGGAGCGGCCAGCAAGCCAAAGATTTTCTTCCTCTCTTTTCTCCTTTTTAAAAGGGTGACTTTTAAGTGGATGTCACACACGGAATTTCAATAAGAAAACCAAAACGTGCAGTAATATGGGCTCTATCAAGGAAATAGAGCTACCTATCTTCTTTTCTAGCATAAGCTAGTTTTTATAAAATGTAATTCAATAGGAGGTTTTACAATGAAGTATTTTAGTGAGGTTCTGAATAAATTTTTTGAGACTGAAAAGGAATGTGCGGATGCTGAACTAGACTATCGCAATAAGGAAGAGGTTGCGAAGAAAGAAAAAGAAGAAAAAGCCGCAGAACGAAAGGCTCGTGCCAAAGAGGTTGAGGCAGCGTATGCTGAACTGCAGGCTGCGCAGGAAAAGTATAGCGAAGTGCTTAGCGCATTTATCAAAGATTTTGGGTCATTTCATATGACTATTTCTTCTCCACTTACAAGGAATCCTTCCTTTAATAAGCTTTTTGATAGCTTTTTTGATCACTTTTAAATCAATTTTCTCATTTTGTTAAGCCACGTGGTATAAGCCACATGGCTTTTTCATTATTTTTATCGAGCGGCCGCCCGAAAAGCTTACTTATATATAGATTACTCTAGGAGGTAAGAAATGGATAAACAAGTTATCGATATGCTTCTTGGCGACGATGTAGACCCAAATTTACAGTTGCCAGACCCCAGTCTGGTAATGTACTATAATGATTTTGCCAATAGGATTATTTGGATTGAAGGCGAAATCGATGATATGCTTTTAGATATAGCTTATAAAATTATTAGGTGGAATAGAGAAGATAAAGCTACTTCTATTAAAGATAGGAAGCCAATTCGTATCTTCTTTAATAGTCCTGGCGGCAGCTTGGATGTGGAAGAAACTCTAGTATCGATAATTAAGCTGTCAAAGACACCTATCTATGGTATCGCGCTCGGTATGGTAGCTTCTGCGGCAAGCTTGATCTTTTTAAGTTGCCATAAACGGCTTGCGCTACGTAATGCATATTTGATTTTACATAAGGGAAGTTGTCAGAATATCTCGGGCGACTTTACTAATGTACAAAATGCTATGGAAGATTATCGAAAGCAAATTGAGCAATTAGAAGAATTCTATATAGAAAATACTCAGATTCCAGAAGAGATAATCCATGAAAAATTAAAGTCTGACTGGT